ATGTCAAGTATAATAGGAAGTTCAAGAGATTACTTTAATAAAAGCCTCAACTCAAATCAATACGATAATAAAAATGTAAGCTCGGAAAAACTTAAGGATATGTATAATAAATCGGTTGATTATGCAACGATGAGTAATCGCGCTGCGATTATTGCAAAAATAGATTTGTTTATTCAGAGGATTACCCATAATTTATGGACTGCAAGTGAAAAGAATGTTTCCTTAATTGGACGAATAAATGCTCTCAAAGATTGGGTTGACGAGTGTATTGTAGAGTGCACTAATGAGCAATTAGGTGATCGTGACTATATTTCTGCATTTGTAGAACGGGCGATTTTTCATTATGCGATGGATTTTGTTTGTAATCCAATGGAAAATAGCGATGCAACTCTAATAGACAGGTGTACTTTCGATGTAATAAATCAGAATGACCTTCCCTCCGCAATTCAGCTATTTTATGATAAACCCTATGGTAAAGTACCTGTAGCGTCATTACATCTAAAAACTGTAAGCGAAGGTTTTTTAAATTTGGAAAATGCATATAAAGCAAAGAACGATGCTCGCTTAAAACCCTTGGCTTCCCTTTTACTTTCATTCTCATATGGTAGTGCATCAGCTGATATCATAGCAACAGCACAAAGAGTTAATGATTATTGTGAAAACCACATAACAAGTAAGATAAAAATATTATCTCGTCAAGTGATGAAAAAAAGCCTGAGGGATATGAAAGAATTAGTAGATAAAAATGAACTGGATTTTAATTTAATTCTGAATGAGAGGAAAAAGAAGGCTGAAGAAGACAATAAAGACATCACAGACATTACAAAAATGCAGGCTGCAGGTGAGACGTTAATTAAATTCGTTCAATCATTTGACCCAGACTCAACGGGACCCATTGTAATTGGCAAAGATATGAATGACAAAGATATAAATGACAACGATCTCATTAACGAAGATATTATTAAGTTCATTTATGACCTATTCGGTATTGTGTTAAAAAAATAAAATGTGAATTTTCTCTGTAGTATGGAATTTTTTACATAAAAGAACCCAACATTGCTTGGGTTCTTTTTTATCTATCATTGCCATTCGCCGCGAGATAGTTCAACACGCTTTTATGTATGATTTTTTATTTATCGTCGAAACTGAATTGCTTATCATTGCTTTTCACAACGCTAACATCTAATAAGATTATTTCTTCAATTCGCGAGAGCGTCACGCTTTGAAGGGATCTCATTTTTCTTTTTCAAAGAGCCAGGCGCTTCCTGTTGTTATGGTATAGTACCCCGCTATTGAGCCTCCTGAACAGTGATGCTGAATAACATAACTCCATGATATATCGTTAAAATAATCTCTACTTTTGAAAATGCACGGTAATTCTGAAATGCAAAAAATCAACCAAACCAGCGCAATGCCTGAAAAAACTGACGTTCACTGGAGTGGTCGGTTTAGCGTTGCACCAATGCTCGATAGGATGTACCGTTGTTGAAAAACAAGCAGTTATACACTCTGTGGGAGCCTATTGGGAACCCGGCGTTTTCATTTCAAGGTGTAATCCATACGCGGCTTAAGAATGAGATATAATGCGACTTTTAGTGTTCCGCTTGAGAGGCCATGATGCTTACCCTGGACGAGATAGGTCAATCAGTACGTAACAATATCCAGTTGATTATTGATCATGTCGGCTTACCTCTTGCTGTTGGTCCGCTCAGTGATGATGATTACAAGATTCTGTGTGGTGGCTATGGTGAGCTTGAATGGGACTATGCGTTAAGTACCTATGGCAACTCCAGAGAAAAGTATGAGTTCTGCATAAAACTTGTTCAGCAAGGTCGGGTTCAGGGAATACCATCAGGAGCAGCAATTTGTGTTTATGGGGTTGAAGAAAACATCTTTCGTATCCATATGATCGAAAGGTTTTCTAGAGAAGATGAATCTCACCCATTGAAAGGGCGCATGGTTTTACTCACTCTTATGAGTGCTTTTATATTTTGTAAAGCTGTTGAATGTAAAGTTGTCCACATTGTAGAGCCAGTACCAGAACTGGTGCAGTATTACGAGTCTTTTGGTTTCCGCATGGAACAGTGCGGTTATGTGATGTCGGCAGTCATTGATGAGCTGCAGGATATCTTTCTTAAATTTGCTCAGTAGGTATAGACGAGAAGGGTCTACAAATTGTAGGATACCCGTCCAGATTACCTTAAAGGTACATCTATGGCAGTCGTTTTGTGCTTAAACTACTAAGAAACGATGTCACCAATCGACATGATCGATTGGCATAAGTTAGCGAAACAAGCTAGCTTTAAAGAAAGGGTTAGAGACGCCTTTACTGTCTCGGGAGTTTTCTATGAAAGATCAAAAAGCAACCAAGCCACAGGTTAAGTTCGACACAATGAAAGCATTCGCAGGTATGGGTGCTGCTGTTGAAGTTCTGATGAAGGCTGCTCCTAATGCGTTCACTCACGCTACTGTCTCTGGTAAAGAGCAGCAGGGTAAGCTTCGTCGTCGCAAAGCAGCATGATCATAGCTGGTGCTTTTTGAAAACCCGCCTTCAGGCGGGTTTTTTCTTTAGTGATGTTCTTTGTCCTTCTGTTTGACTGTTCTGACCTGTTCCCACTCGATACGTCCTTCTTCTCGCCTTTTGTCTATGTATTCCGCAAGATCTTGAATATTGATGCAACGTTTTGCTTTTTGTGATGTGCCGATGCGATATGTTGGAACGGGCAACTTACAAGCGTTTGCTTTTGCTTCTGCCGTGGCTGGACTCATGCCAAAGTACTTTTGGCTAACTGCTGAGAGTTCAATGTTAGGGGTATTGAATTCAGCCATCAGTAAAAACAAGGTGTTCATAATTTTCTCCATCAAAACCGGCTGCACCCGGGAAAATCATAATTCTGTGCTGGTGGCAGGAATTAATTTCTGCCAGATAGCGGAAACATATTTTGCCTGATGACGGGCATCGGCTAGGGCGTTGTGCCGTTCGCCATCGAAAGGCATGTCCATTTTGGGGTCGAATCCGATGGAACGCCCAAGCGTAACGATCGTGCGTACATCGTGGTCATTCCAGTACGCCCACGGGCAGATTTGTCCTGCTCGCTCGTAAGCTCCACGTAAAATTACGTTGTCGAAGGTGGCCCCGTTACCCCAGACTTTTAAATATTTTATATTGTCTGCATGCTGATTAATGAAATGACTCAATTCAGAGAGTGCATCGCTGATCGATAAAGTATCATCAATACAGATTGCAGCTCGTGCTTCAGGGCTCTGTTTCAACCACCACAGGATGGTATCGCCGTCAGGTGTAGCTCCTTGCTTCATAGCACTGTCCAGGCTGACAACCGCATAGAATTCTTGTCCGATGTCACCGGTTTCTGGGGTAAAGAACACCGCGCCAATGGAAACGATCGGTGCATCCTTATTTTTCCCCATCGTCTCAAGGTCGATCATTAAGTTGTTCATCACTTCACCTCCTGCGGCGGTTCTGGTAGCGACATCCAGTGAGTTGCTTGCTCAATACCATTACCCGGCTTAATCGTTGCATCTCCGCGCCGAAAGGTGCTTCCGGTATAGCGTGCGGAGCATATTAGCGGTTCAACCAGAGAGCTATCGAAATTCACCGAAATAAGCACGTTCTGGCCCTTTTCAGGCATTCGATCACTACAGCTTATCCAACTATCCGGAGTTCCCGGAGAATTGCCATTTACATCGAAGTTTGGCTCTGCGTCCTGAACCAGGAGGATGTAACCATTCTTGGCTGTATCAAGTTCTAACGCCTCGGTGACGGTACCGAAATAGCGATTACCTAAATCAGCATCACAAGTGCTTACATCAATGGAAACTTCCATGCCTTCGATTAATTCTGGCAAGTTGTAAGTCTGGCTTACAGGTTCGGCTTCCAGCGATGTCAGTGCAATCCGTGCCAGTTCCATTTGTTCACCACGGGTAAGCCCGTTTTCAAGCGGGTTTTTAATGAACAATTCAATACGTTCTTTGGTAATAGTGGTCATGTGTTACTCCTTAACCCGCAGTGCTTTCAACTGATGAGGGGAACAAAATCTTTTCATCAAACCCTGCATTCATATCATGAACAGCAACACACCAATCCATCGACGAACGATTATCAAGAGCCTCCATGATTTCATCCATGCGGCGTAGGTCATACAGGTAAATGCTTTTATCGCCAATGGTGTAAAAACCAATTTTTTTCGGTGATGGGCAGCGATCAAGAACGTCCTGTAATTCGTTCAACCATGCCCGTTCTTTTTTTGTCAAAGTTGCCATATCACTCTCCTTTGATGCGAATGCCAGTAGCGCGGATTGCATCGATGACTTCAGAAACTTTGTATGCCATTACCGTTTGGTAATCATCGTGAAAATCTGTTCGATGAAGCATGCTGCTACGTTCCGGGAGCAGTATTTCCCGCTCCTCCAGTTCTGCTATGCGCTTTTTTGCTGCTTCCAGTTCATCCAGTAATTCCAGCACGGTAGCCGGATTAGCCTTGGCAACAAAATCCCGGACTGGCTTACAATCAATCTCCGCAATGGGTTGATACGATGTGTAGCCATGCTGTCTTGTATAACTACCGTGACGAATAACGAAAAAATCACCATTTATTTTTTTAGCCTGCCACTTATCTTCACCGGCTTTCTCTGCCGCCTCACGCAGCGCCTGATAGTTAATTTTGCTCACTGGTTGCCTCCTGTTAAATTTTCTGTGATATCAGCGTTTACGACGATCATTCACATACACCGGCATAAACACTGCTGCACACCGTCTTATCGTTCGTGCTCGCCAGTAGGTCAAATTGAGCGCCACCTCGGGTTGTCATTGCCCAGTCGCGATAGGTTTCGATTCCGTAGCTGTCTACGGTAACTACATCTATGCGACGTTCTGCCCGGCGTGGGTCATGAGTTGACGGGAAAAACGTTGAGTTGCCGCGGCGAGAGCAGGCTGCAACTAATCGTTCCCACTCTGCCACTCTGGCGATTTCCTCTGGCCAGCGCTGAAAAATTTCCGCCAGTTCAGATTTTCTGGCATGAATGCATGGCATACACCCAACGCGGCTGCATCCTTGTTGGTAGAGTGGGTTGGGTTTAATCCCGTGACGCCTGGCAATAGCGAAAACATCCTCATGTAGCCAGTTGAGAATCGGACGATAGACATGCAATCCGGGGGTATTGTCCGCATCCTCCTCCCACACTTGCAGGCGTGCCCTCGATGGCGATTCCTGAGCACGCACACCCTGCCAGGAGATAACTTCGTCATATTTATCAAGCGCAGGTTGCACCACCTGAGTGCGCACTGGTTCGTGTTTCAGTTCGAATGTACAGAACCGCGCTTTAGTGCTCGGGAAACGACCTTTCCACATGCACAGGTCAAGAAATGGATTTCCGGTTGGGTGGAGGATTTCCAGCGCACGAGCAACACGTTCCGCTGCTTCATCAGGCGTCATTCCGCACTCTGCAACAAGAGATACAGGCCATTTTTCAGCAATGAATTTGCGCTTACCTTCTATCTGGCGAGTGAAGTCGGCTTTTACGCGGCGAATTGGTCCCAGCTTTTGTTCCAGATAGTCAAGGTACTCCATCGTTTGTGGGTGTTCGTGCCCCGTGTCAGCAAACACGCGCTCATGCTGTATATCGTTTTCTATGGCGTACAAACATTGCGCCAGTGAGTCTTTCCCGCCAGACATGGAAACCAAATTAAAAGTGCTTTCTGCTCGGCAGCGCTGAACGATGCTCACTGGTTGCCTCCTTTGCGAAGCTGGGCGGCAAAGTCAACTAACCACTCAGTCATTTCAACCTTCCCTACCAGGTCTGAACCAGGGTGCATACAGCAATCACTCTGCACCGCTTTGAAATCCTTATACTCATATTCTTGGGCCACCAGATTTTTTGCAGCTTCTATAGCAGCATCCACGCCCTGCGCCCGCACTTCAGCCAGGAAAGCATCGGTGGCTGGCATATTTCCTGTTGCCTTCATGGCCTCCAAAATAACCAGAACGCCATCTCGCCCAACCACCTCAGCGATAACCTCAGTGTTGTCGCCAACAACATCGCAGAATGCCTGAACTGCCTTACGAGCCAGCTCATTCTCCGCTGCAAGCGCCGAAAACTTCTCGTGTGTCAACTTTACAGCTGCATCAGCCTGCTTAATTGACTCAATCGCTCTCTGCTGGTCTTCGGACAGAGCCGAAATCTTGGCCTCCGCTTCAGCAAATTTACGCACCAGATATTCAGCATCCGTTTCATTCACTTTCAGATCTCGCGGTACACATTTCCCGCGAAGAAATCCTTCCATTTCGAAAACATTCATGCGCATTTGCGTAACTCCGATAATTCGTTAAAGCGTTCCATAAACATCCCGTAGGCATGGCCTGGAGCCAGTGGAATCACGTTGAACATCTCTGTTGCCGGGATACCTTCCAGTACAGGCCAGAAAGAGCCATCATCAAGCCCGAGATCGCGGCGTTCGGTTGCCAGCATGATGAGATCGGCATATTTCACAGGCGTGCTCATAACCTGGGGTAACCCGTATTTCTCACGGATTACGGCATCTATTTTTTCTTCCATCCGTTTATAGTCAGGAAGAAGGCGTTTCAGTGGAGCGGGGATGTCCTGGCAATATGCTTCTGTTGCATCATGCATTAACGCTTCAAAAGCAAATTCCTGCGGTACCAGCTGGCTGCAAAGAACCGCATGTTGGGCGACGCTGTAGAAGTGCGAAAGATGACCGGCAAAGCGACAGATATTTGAAAGGGAAACCGCGATATCGTTAATATCGATGTCGTCTTTATTTATCCTGTCATAATAAAAATGCTTCCCGGAAAAAGTTTTAATAAATGACATTTTGTTCTCCACGTATATGCGCTGCACCGCGCTGAATTCTGCTAAAAAGAATCCCTCACCATCCGGTGATTATTGAGTTAATTACGTTTCCATAAATGCCCCCGCAGGGGCATTTGCAGTAATGAAATCAGGCGGTGAAAGTACCAATAAAGGTTTCTACTTTGCTGTCTTTGAATTTCTCAACAAGCAGATCACGAAATTCGTTAGCCATTTCTTCCTGCACCGCTTCCAGCTGAATAATGCGCAGAACCAGTACAGGACGATCGCCAGTGATAATGCTGAGGCGTAATTTAAACGGACGTTCTTTCAGACCTTCAAACGGAACGCATTTAAATTCAAATGCCACTGGCATAATGTCTTTGGTCTTCGCTTCGACAGACTCCATCAGGGAGCGTTTGCCGCTGAAGTCATTGTCTTCAAAATCAGCGGTCTGGTTCGCTTCAATTGTGATTTTACGGATCGCCGCAGCCGCTTTGGTTGCCTGAATGGCGTCACCATTAGCATCAAAGCCCACAAGGTAGTCGGCCCAGTCTTCAATCCATTCTGCCAGTGATTTCTGGGAGTTACGCTCGCCATTAACAGACAACAGAGCAGAGAACGGTGCAGTCTTTTTCAGTTTGAGAGTGGCGGTGTTATCTGCGTGACCTGGTTCATCAATAGTACCCAGGTTAAGCACACTGACGGCACGCATATTATCAGCATCGATAAAGCAGCGGGTGCCTTCATCTGCAAGATCTTTAGAATAACGGGTAAAGTCATCGATGCTGGCAGTGGAAAGCGCACCACGGAAACGGAAACGATTTAAATTAAATTTTTCCAGATCATGAATGCGGAAATTCTCAGGCAATGCCACAGCATCGGCACCAATCTTACTGATAATTTCATTAACACCCTGAGCAGAAATAAGGGCATGGATTTGATTAATTGCGGTTGCGTCTAAGTTCTGAGACATAATAAGTCCTCACTATATAAAAATATTCAGTGATGAGATAAATAATCAGTTTATTAAAAACGATATTAATGACCCGCTGCGCGGAGTTTTCCGTCAGGTTCACCGGCAAGAGTCAGTAATTGTCCCTGGTCTTCCTGCAGAATAGTCAGGCGACCACCGCGATTGACATACATCGGCGTTTCGGTGGTGTCTTCTTCAGAAATTTTCCCGCGGTTAGTCGGGCGAACATATGAGAGTTTGTGTTTGATTTTCACACGGTTCTCATCAAACGGTTCGATTTCCAGGTTGAGCGAGACCTTACCTTTGGTTTTCGTGTTCATCACACCGGAAGCGACTTCACTGAGAACTGCGCCGATTTTGGTTTCAAATACGCCGCCGTCCAGCTCCCCGATAAATGCCTGCACATCAGTACTGCGTTCGCTAGCCATTTTGCTGCTCCTCATCATATCGACCCTGCAAGGTCGGTTGGTTTCTCCACAAAACAGAGAAGAACACCTGCGGTGGCAGCCGCCCGGGTGGATTGGGTTATGAGCCCGTCGTCCGGTGATGCTCTTCTCTGTTTTGTAAAAAGAGCGGTACCAGCCGGAAGCAAGTGTACAAACTGGTACCGCCAAAGCAGTGGCTGTTGTGGTGACCGGTGCTGATCTCCGGCTTGCGGTTATTTCAGACTCTCACGGGCGTTTAATTGCCCCGCCGAACAGCTCTTTTCCGCAATAGCTGCAATGTCTTTCGCGCATCAGCCTGCGCATTCACCACAACGCTGAGAGCACTTAGCCAGTTACGGCACCACACTTTGTCGCGGTTCCATAAATGCCCTCATCGTTGCACCCTGGTCTCTTCCCAGGCGTCAAACCGGATCGCCGCGCTGGTTAGGCGTCTTATCAGCATCCTCATTGACTTGCACATTCCGGCTACCTGGTTTGTTTGCCCGAGCAAGGAGTGGATTGTCCCCTTTAACGTCCCCAGACCGCTAACGACGCATGTGCCATACGCCGTGTTACAACCAAATTTTGTTAGTACCTTGTTTGTAGGTCTGGAAAGAAAGATAAAATGAAGTTGCGCATTATGCAAGTGTTTTTATTGCGAGATATGCAATTTGGTGGGTAATGAAAAGCCACCTTCTGGTGGCTAATTGATGTTGAGGTAGGGGGTTAATTGTGTCGCTTAAGGGTTTGTGACTGACTGATTAAGACCTTTCCAAAGACCATAAACCGGTGTTCGTTTTCGCTGGTAATTCCCCATTCGCGGTAAATCTGATTATCAGAAATTACCAGCAGTTTATCAGGTATCATTTGCAGTCGTTTGACGTAAATTTTATCATCAAAACCAAATACATATATACCATCCCCATCAAACTGATTGATACTGATATCAACGAAGATGAGATCTCCTGGCTCAATGGTTGGACACATACTGTCCCCACGAACGTTGATAACTTTAATGTGATTTGCTGGTCGTCCACCAAACATCGATACAGCATTATCAGTTCTGTATTCAATGGCATGAATCACATCAATGACATCACCGCCCTGGATAAGGCCATTTCCCGCACTGGCACTGACATCCAGCATTTCAATACGGAATACATCCTTCACCTGCGCAACATCCTCACTAATACTGTTTTTACATACAGTATTACTTTTGAGGTCTGAGGTAAAGAGATCAGCAATATCAACACCTAAGCTCCTGGCAATATTACTCAGGGCTTGTTCAGTGAATTGTTTCTGCTTACCTGTTTCGAGGCGCGAGATATTTGCCGCATCCACTCCTATTGCTTCAGCGAGATCGGCGATTTTCATGTTCTTCGCCTGGCGAAGTTGTCTGACTCGATTTCCTATGTTCATGCGTTTATTACATTTCTTTATTGCGCGTTAAGCAAATCAACTTGCGCAAAATATTTGCGTGAAATAATATGCTCATCACGCAATATGTGGAGGTTATATGCAATCACCATTACGGAATGTGCGTAAGGCGCACGGATTTACTTTGCAGCATGTTGCTGCGGGCGTTCAGGTCAATCCAGCGACGCTGAGTCGTATTGAAAGACTGGAACAAATTCCATCTATCGATCTTGCAGAACGTCTGGCCAATTTTTTTAAGGGTGAAATCAGCGAAATGCAGATTCTTTATCCGGCACGTTTTCAATCTAGCCAAAACCAGAATGGGTTTAAACCACAGGAACAGGAGGTAAGCCGTGGGTAAGCATCATTGGAAAGTGGAAAAACAACCTGAGTGGTACGTGAAAGCTGTCAGAAAAACTATCGCGGCATTGCCTGGGGGTTACGCTGAAGCTGCTGACTGGCTGGATGTAACAGAGAACGCTTTATTCAACCGCCTTCGTGCAGATGGCGATCAGATTTTCCCGCTGGGATGGGCAATGGTTTTACAGCGCGCGGCTGGCACTCACTACATTGCGGATGCTGTCGCACAGTCTGCTGGTGGGGTGTTCGTATCGCTTCCTGAAATTGAGGAAGTAGAGAACGCCGATATAAACCAGCGCCTGCTGGAAGTCATCGAACAGATCGGGAATTACTCAAAGCAGATTCGTTCGGCAATCGAAGATGGGGTCGTGGAGCCACACGAGCAGACAGCAATTAATGATGAGTTGTATCTGTCAATTTCGAAGCTCCAGGAGCATGCAGCACTGGTCTACAAAATCTTCTGCGCTCCAGAAAAGAGTGACGCCCGCGAGTGTGCAGCTCCGGGCGTCGTGGCGTTTTGTGTCTGTGGAGAAACTAACGCATGAACAGTTTAACGGCAAATAACCGTTTGTCGCAACAGCTGGTGGTCAGCGTCTCTGAACACCTGTTGTTACGGCATGAATGCAGATTACCAAATCACCTGGCTGTAAGTAACCACAGAGAACTTTACCTGACTGTGGGGGGCGAGTTGTGCAGGAACTTAACCGCTGGTTTCGTGACGGAAGAGGGCTTTATGTTCATGTTATTCGTTGGGAACCAGAAACACAGCGCGTTATCTATCTTCGCAAAGACTACCCGCATGAGTGCTTTAGTCCTTTGTGGAAATTCAGGCGTGATTTTGTTGAGTGTGAAGGACCACCAGCACATTGATTCTGCCATTCCGGGACGTTACACTGTTCAGGCACCTTATAAAGCGGGTGCCGGGATTGGCGTCCTGAAATTGATTACTGAGCATAACCGCGCTCATGCGGTTTTTTCGTGTCATGAGCATTGCTACGCCCAAATTATGGTGGGGCGTACAGGGCCGACTTCGGTCGGGCCGGGTTCGGTAGTCTCCGGTAACGCCAACCCTGTACGTCTCACCACCTCTGTGATTGGCGTCCCATGTGGTGAGTTTTCTAAAAAACTGACTACCGGGGCTGTCACCATGACTACTCTCCCAACCCTCTCTCAACCTGAAATTGCCATCGTTGATGGTCAGGCTGTTACTTCTTCTTTGGCTGTTGCTGACTTCTTCTCTAAACGTCATGACGATGTTCTGAAAAAGATCCGCATTTTGGATTGTTCTCCAGAGTTTTGTGCCCGCAATTTTGCGGAGACATCAATTTTGGTACGCCAGCCCAACGGCGGTACTCGCAAACTTCCTTGCTATCAAATAACCCGCGACGGCTTTGCGTTTCTTGCTATGGGGTTCACGGGGAAACGTGCTGCCCAGTTCAAAGAGGCATACATCAATGCCTTTAACCAGATGGAGAAACAGCTTTCAAAGCCCTCTGTACCGAGCGACGTTGCACATAACGCCAGCGTTCTCTATTCCTACATTTCATCAATTCATCAGGTCTGGTTGCAGCAGCTTTATCCCATGCTGGAAAAAGCTGAATCACCGCTGGCTGTAAGTCTGTATGACCGAATTAACGATGCGGCATTTCTTGCCCGTCTTATTCATTCGTCGCTGAACTCTTCAGAGGTAAGGGGGCGCAAATGATCCGGAATATTTTCAAACGATTTACCAATCAGACTTTCCGTTGTCCTCGCCCGGGTCAGTGGTACACCACGCCTGCAGGGCATGTTCTACGTGTTAGCCTGGTGGACCGTGAATGTCAGAAGGTGATTTGTGAACCGCTGGGCCGTAATTACCGCGTCAGTATGCCGCTTATAGCCTTTTGCTCCGGAAAAAACATGAAGCATCTCGGAGGTGCAGCATGAGTATGGAGCTGATGGTTAAAGCGATGAAAATTCGAGTGGGTAATCCATTGCGAAAACTGGTTCTGATCAAGCTGGCTGATAATGCCAGCGATCAGGGTGAGTGCTGGCCCAGCTACCAGCATATTGCTGACCAGTGCGAGATTAGCAAACGTTCTGTGATGAATCATATTGCGGCCCTTTGTGATTCCGGGCTGGTAAAAAAAGTCACCCGGAAAGGTGAAAAAGGTAACTCAAGTAATATCTATCTCCTTCATCTTGATGGTGCAGGAGATTCACTAGGGGGTAGTGCAAATAATTCACTATCTGGTGCAGCAAATTCACCAGGTAGTGCAGGAGTTGCACCAGGGGGTAGTGCAGGAGATTCACCCAGAACCAGTCACTCTTTTGAACCAGTCAAAGAACCAGTCAATGAACCAATAGCTGTTGGTGCATCTGCTGATGAGTCTGTGCGAGTTCGTTCAAACCGACCGGAATACTCTCCGGAGTTTGAGCAGGCATGGCTGGCATACCCCAAACGTGCTGGTGGCAATTCAAAATCTGCAGCCTTCAAAGCCTGGAAAGCCCGTTTGAATGAGGGGGTAAAACCCGAAACCATGCTGGAAGGTGTGAAACGCTACGCGGGCTGGGTATCTGCGATGGGTAACAGCGGAACACAATTTGTGAAACAGGCTGTCACGTTCTTTGGTCCGGATCGTCATTTCGAAGAATCCTGGGAAGTTCCTGCGGTATCTGCAGCCAGACGCGAGGACCCGTACTTCAAAGCCAGTTACGACAACGTGGACTACAGCCAGATCCCGGCAGGATTCAGGGGGTGATCATGAGTCTTTTGAATGAAGTTCAGAAATTCATTGAAGCCCATCCGTGGTGTACTTCCGGAGACATTGCGGATGCTTTTGCAGGTTACTCACGGCAGCGCGTTCTGCAGTCAGCAAGCAAGTTACGTCAGAGTGGGCGTGTGGCTCACCGTTGTGAAGGAGATACACGCAGACATTTCCCACGCCTGACTGAGAGAGCGCAGGAGCCGGAACCACAACCAGTTCGTGAAACCAGACCTGTGCGCAATTTCTATGTCGGCACTAACGATCCCCGGGTGATTTTGTGCCTGACCCGCCAGGCGGAAGAACTGGAGTCTAGGGGCTTATACCGTCGTGCTGCAACGGTGTGGATGGCGGCATTCCGTGAAAGCCACTCCCAGCCAGAACGAAACAATTTTCTGGCGCGTCGTGAGCGGTGCTTACGGAAAAGCAGCAAGCGCGCTGCATCAGGTGAAGAGTGGTATCTGTCAGGGAATTACGTGGGGGCTTAATGAGTAATAAATATTGCCAGGCGCTGGTGGAGCTGCGGAACAAACCAGCCCATGAACTGAAGGAAGTGGGCGATCAGTGGCGCACGCCGGATAACATTTTCTGGGGAATTAACACCCTGTTTGGCCCGTTTGTTCTGGATCTGTTCACTGACGGTGATAACGCCAAATGTGCCGCGTATTACACGGCGGAAGACAACGCGCTGGCGCATGACTGGTCAGAACGTCTTGCGGAGCTTAAAGGTGCTGCCTTTGGTAATCCCCCATACAGCCGCGCCAGTCAGCATGAGGGGCAATACATCACCGGCATGCGTTACATCATGAAGCATGCCAGTGCCATGCGTGATAAAGGCGGGCGCTATGTTTTCCTGATCAAAGCTTCCACCAGCGAAGTGTGGTGGCCGGAAGACGCAGACCATATTGCTTTTATTCGCGGGCGTATTGGTTTTGAACTTCCTGCCTGGTTTATCCCGAAGGATGAGAAGCAGGTGCCGACAGGCGCTTTCTTCGCTGGTGCTATTGCTGTTTTCGACAAGACCTGGAAGGGACCGGCAATCAGCTACATCGGGCGCGATGAACTTGAGGCATGTGGCGAGGCGTTTCTGGCGCAGGTTCGCCAGCAGGCGGAAAAACTGGTCAGGGAGATGGCGGCATGACGACGTTAACTCAATGCCAGCAGCAGGTGCTGGATATGCTGATTTCTTACCAGCAAGAACGTGGCTTCCCGCCAACCAATCAGGAGGTGGCAACCATGCTGGGATACCGTTCAGTGAATGCAGCGGTGGAGCATCTTCGCGCACTGGAGAAAAAAGGCGTCATCACGATAAAGCGTGGCGTGGCCCGGGGGATAACGCTTCATACCGCGGTGAAGGACGACGACAGCGAGGCGGTCGGGATTATCCGCGCACTGCTTGCCGGTGAGGAAAACGCCAGGCTGCGTGCAGCCCACTGGTTACATGAGAGGGAGCTGAAAGTATGAAGCTGATTCTGCCTTTTCCGCCCAGCGTGAACACGTACTGGCGACACCCCAACAAAGGGGCGTTTGCTGGTAAGAGCCTGATAAGCGCGGCGGGGCGAAAATTCCAGAGCGCGGCGTGTGCAGCAATAGTTGAGCAGTTACGTCGTCTGCCAAAACCAACGTCGGCACCTGCTTCAGTGGAGATCGTGTTGTTTCCTCCGGATAACCGGATCCGCGATCTGGACAACTATAACAAGGCGCTGTTTGACGCCCTGACCCACGCGGGTGTGTGGGAAGACGACAGTCAGGTGAAAAGAATGCTGGTGGAGTGGGGACCGGTTATCCCGGAAGGGAAGGTCGAGATCACTATCAGTAAGTACGAGAAAACGGCGGGTGCAGCCGCCTGATTAAGAGGAGAAACGAAGTATGAATAATCTGATGGTTATTGATGGTATTGAAGTTCGTCGTGATGCTTATGGACGTTACAGCCTGAACGATCTGCATCGCGCAGCAGTAGCATCTGGTGCAAATGCCAGAACCAAGGAGCCAGGAAAGTTTCTTTCCAGCCAACAAACTGTTGAGCTTGTTCATGAATTGACCAACACCCAGAATTTGGGTGTTGACCCGGTGAGTGTGATTCATGGGGGAAATGAACGGGGAACGTATGTCTGCAAGGAACTGGTGTATGCCTATGCAATGTGGATCAGCCCGTCATTCCATCTGAAGGTGATCCGTACTTTCGATATGGTAACCAGCGCACCGGAAAAATTATCCGGACAGGCTGCTGACAAGATGCAGGCTGGCGTGATCCTGCTGGACTTTATGCGCCGGGAGTTAAACCTGTCTAACTCTTCAGTGCTTGGTGCCTGCCAGAAACTCCAGGAGGCTGTTGGCTTACCGAATCTGGCACCGCGCTATGCCATTGATGCTCCTGCTGATGCACACGATGGCTCAAGTCGCCCGACACTGTCACTGAGTGCACTGCTGAAACAGTATGGTATACGCCTGACGGCTAATCAGGCATATCACCAGATGGTGAAACTGGGGATCGTCGAGCAGCGCGAACGATACAGCCGTACCGCGATTAACAACATCAAAAAATTCTGGTCGCTGACAGCGAAAGGTTGCATGTTCGGCAAGAACATCACCAGTCCCGCAAATCCGCGCGAGACGCAGCCGCATTTCTTCGAATCCCGATTCCCTGAGCTGTTAAAGCTGCTCGATACCGTTCATTGAGGTGACCGTGAGAGCACTACTGACCCCTGAAATTGCCCCGCGTATGGGGATCGTATTGTTCAGGCCAGGTTCAGAGCTGATGCCCCTGTTTATGCAGGGGCGTGTCCTGCTGGAGCCTGAGCCGGAGCGTTATTCATCTTTCGCCAGTGGTGCCGTTCCGGCGGCATCACAACCGCTGGCGGATGATCCTGCCGTTCGGGCCGTGTTCCGCAATGAGGCAGTGATCCGTCGTGCTGGTGGCGTGGAATGTCTTGAAAGCTGGTTACTTCGTGAAAAAGGCTGCCAGTGGCCTCATTCCGACTGGCACAGCGAGAACATGACCACAATGCGACACGCTCCGGGTGCAATCCGTCTGTGCTGGCACTGCGATAACCAGCTGCGCGATCAGTTCACGGAACGGCTGGAATCAATGGCAACGGATAACTGTGCCCGCTGGGTGTTGTCTGTTGTGCGTCGGGATCTCGGTTTTGATGACAGTCACGTTGTGACAATGCCGGAACTGTGCTGGTGGCTGATTCGTAATGATCTGGCGGATGCCTTACCGGAAAGTGCAGCCCGTAAGGCACTGAGATTACCGAAGCCTGTTGTGCCGTCTGTTACCCGGGAAAGTGACCTTGTGCCTTCGGTTCCTGCCACCAGCATTATCCAGGATAAAGCGAAAAAGGTGCTGGCGCTGAAAGTGGATCCGGAGTCGCCGGAGTCTTTTATGTTACGCCCAAAACGTCGCCGCTGGGTTAATGAAAAGTACACGCGCTGGGTTAAGACACAGCCGTGTGCATGTTGTGGAAAGCCTGCTGATGATCCCCACCACCTGATAGGTCACGGTCAGGGTGGAATGGGAACAAAAGCGCATGACCTCTTTGTGTTGCCTTTGTGCAGAAAGCATCACGACGAGCTGCATGCGGATACCGTGGCATTTGAAGAGAAGTATGGCTCCCAGCTGGAGCTGATATTTCGTTTTATCGATCGTGCGCTGGCAATAGGCGTACTGGCGTAAGTGGAGAACGAGCATGAACCTTGAAGCCTTACCGAAATATTACTCCCCAAAATCTCCAAAATTGAGCGATGACGCACCGGCGACAGGCTCTGGTGGTTTAACAATTACGGATGTGATGGCTGCGCAGGGGATGGTGCAGTCGAAAGCACCGCTTGGGTTTGCCTTATTCCTGGCAAAAGTTGGTGTTCAGGATCCTCAGTTTGCGATTGAAGGTCTGCTCAATTACGCGATGGCACTGGATAGCCCGACATTGAATAAATTGAGTGAAGAAACCCGGCTACAGATTATTCCTTACCTTGTGAATTTTGCCTTTGCTGATTATTCCAGGTCTGCGGCAAGTAAGGCTCGCTGTGAGCATTGTGCTGGTACTGGATTTCATAATGTATTGCGCGAAGTGGTGAAACACTCCAGAAGCGGGGAATCTGTTATCAAGGAAGAGTGGGTGAAGGAACTATGTCAGCATTGTCATGGTAAGGGAGAAGTCAGCACAGCGTGCAGAGGGTGTAAGGGTAAAGGTATTGTCCTGGATGAAAAAAGGACCCGGCTTCATGGCACGCCTGTTTATAAGATTTGTGGGCGTTGCAATGGAAACCGGTTTAGCCGTTTACCAACCACACTGGCGCGGCATCATGTCCAGAAGCTGGTACCAGACCTGACGGATTATCAGTGGTACAAAGGATATGCAGATGTCATTGATAAACTGGTTACAAAGTGCTGGCAGGAAGAAGCATATGCAGAGACACAATTGAGAAAAGTGACAAGATAAATGATTTTCGCCGAAGATGGCGACATGATGCTTGCATTTTTCAAAAAATATGGTTAGGATTCTCCTAACGATGGGCTTTGTATGTCTGCCGTTAACGAAATCATAACAAACCTCGCTTCGGCGGGGTTTTTGCTTTTCTGGAGGTCAATAATGCAGGGCGAAAAGCAGCAGCCATATTTTTTTAACCCTGGTATGACTGTTGAACAGCTTGAAGACTGGCTGGAGCAGCAAAAGCTTCATCTAAGCCGCTATAACCGTCTGGTAAAAGAAAAAGCAGAGCTTGAAGAACGGCTCAGTGATATTTCTGTGGAAATTGAACGAATGTCTGCTGGTGGTTTTAACGGAAAGTTGAGTTTCCCCTGGGAGTCAAGTTCGCTTCTGAGAAATCATCAACAGGGTAGTATTTGACTGAAATAATAAACAGACTGTCATTAAGATCCCTTCCCCTCATATCTGAGAGGACCAACAGCAATTAAGAGGGGGCTAAATGTCCGATCCGATTTCCGGTACTGGGCTGGCTGGTGGTGCCCTGACGGGTGCCAGTGTTTATGGACTGCTGACCGGAACTGATTACGGCGTTGTATTTGGCGCATTTGCAGGGGCTGTATTCTACATAGCAACAGCAGCAGATCTGAGTGCATCGCGCCGACTGGCATATTTTATCGTGTCATATATTGCCGGGATTCTTTGCTCTGGGTTGGTTGGCTCCAAGCTGGCGAACTTGACCGGATACAGTGATAAACCTCTGGATGCTATTGGTGCCGTAATCGTCTCTGCTTTAGCCGTTAAAATCCTGACGTTCCTGAATAATCAGGATATCGGCTCGCTGGTGGCGCTCATAACGCGCCGGGGAGGTTCAGGTGGAGCTAAATGACCCGACAGCAACTATAAATGCGCTGTTATGTGCTTGTGTTGTTATTACTCTGATGTTTTATCGTCGTGGTGATTCGCGGCATCGTCCTTGGGTTTCACGTTTAGCCTGGCTGATTACTGTTACATACAGTGCTGTTCCGTTGGCCTATCTCTGTGGGATTTATCCTCATTCCTCATGGCCCATTATCGTGGCGAACACTATTTTTCTTTCCGTGCTGGTGGCCGTCAGAGGCAACGTTGCACGTCTGGTTGATCATCTGAGGCACTAATGAACCAACAATTATTTCAAAAGGCGGCTGGTATTAGCGCCGGGCTGGCTGCGCGCTGGTTTCCGCACATTGATGCGGCGATGAAGGAATTCGGCATTACAGCACCAGCGGATCAGGCAATGTTTATCGCTCAGGTAGGCCATGAGTCGATGGGGTTTAGCGCCGTAGTTGAAAATTTTAACTACACACCATCTGCGCTGGTGGCGACGTTCGGAAAGAGGATCACACAGCAGCAGGCTGATGCCCTTGGCAGAACATCCGGACATGCAGCTCGTCAGGATGCTATTGCCAATCTGGTGTATAGCAACCGACTGGGTAACAAAGCACCCGGTGATGGCTGGAAATATCGTGGTAGAGGATTAATTCAAATCACTGGCCTTCATAATTATCGCATCTGTGGCGCGGCGCTGAAGTTAGATCTGGTGACCTCACCTGAACAACTGGAGCAGGAGCTACAGGCCGCGCGCTCAGCTGCATGGTTCTACACCTCTAAAGGCTGCATGGTCTACGGTGCTGATATTAATCGTGTTACGCGCATCATTAACGGCGGTCTGAACGGTATTGAGGATCGTAAGGTTCGATACAACAAGGCGCGGGCGGCGCTGCTGGTATGAAGATGAGTTATTGGGCGCTCATTTTAACGTTTATTGCTTGTATTGCTGGTGGTCTTGTCTGGTCAGCTAATCACTACCACGGAAAGTTTCTGAAGGAACAGAAGCGTGCTGACGCTGCGGAACAGCGAGCTGATTCTACTGAGGCTATCACCGCGAATGTTCTGCGTACTATGGCAATAACGAACATCATTCAGGAGGCGAATCAACATGCAAAACAGCAGATCGCACTGGAGTCACAGAGAACCCAGGAAGATATCAAAGTGGCTGTTGCGGATGATGATTGTGCTTCACGTCCTGTGCCTGCTGCCGCTGCTGACCGGTTGCGGAAATTCGCGAACGGTTTACGTGAGCGTTCCGGTGGCACCACTGCCAGCCAGCCTGACTTCTGATACTCCTGTACCGTTTATACCCAATCCGCTGACGTATGGTGCCAGTCTGGAGTTGAATGTGAGTCTGTTGTCAGCGTTGGGACAATGCAATATTGACAAAGCGGGAATTCGAAGTATCGAGATGCGCCGTAACGCTTTGCTGGCAGCAGGCAAATAGTCTGGACAAAGAACAGGAATATATTTATGCCTCCTCGAATCCCAAAAGCCTGCCGTGTTCGCGGCTGCCGCAATACCACGACTGACCCGTCAGGCTACTGCGAAAGCCACAAAAGCGAGGGCTGGAAGCAATACAAGTCGGGCCAGTCCCGCCATCAGCGTGGTTATGGTTCGAAGTGGGACGGTATCCGGGTGCGAGTACTGAAGCGTGACAAAGGCCTGTGTCAGTTGTGTTTGCGTGCTGGTGTGGTGCGCGAGGCGAAAACCGTTGACCACATCATCCCTAAAGCGCATGGCGGCACTGATGCCGACAGTAATCTGCAGAGTCTGTGCTGGCCCTGCCATAAGGCGAAGACGGCCCGTGAACGGTTAAAGTGATAATAATTCTCAACTGTCTGTGAGGGAGGGGCGGGTCAAATCCCTGTGACCTGACGTCTTCCGGACTGCCCGCCCCATCGTTTTTTTATACCCGCGAAAAATGAAATTTAACCAGGAGTGCCGCATATGGCTGGAACGGCGGGGCGTTCCGGGCGTCGCCCCAAGCCAACGGCGCGCAAGGCGCTGGCCGGAAACCCCGGCAAGCGAGCCCTGAACAAAGATGAACCTGTTTTTACGCCCATCAAAGGTGTTGAGCCACCGGAGTGGTTCGCAGAAGAAAATCTCCCTCTCGCCACGATCATGTGGCAGCTGACAACCAAAGAACTCTGCGGTCAGGGCCTGCTGTGCGTGACTGACCTCGCGGTGCTTGAGCGGTGGTGCGTGGCCTACGAGTTCTGGCGACGTGCCGTGAAAAATATTGCCAGACAGGGCAACACCATCACCGGTGCAATGGGCGGTATGGTCAAAAATCCGGAGCTGACCGCCAAAAAAGAACAGGAGTCCGAGATGAGCAGTACGGGGGCAATGCTCGGACTCGACCCCAGCAGCCGCCAGCGTCTGATTGGCCTGGCGGGGAAGAAGAAAGCCACTAACCCGTTTCTGAAAATCATCGAATCATGAGCCGGAAATCTTACCCCAACGTAAATGCTGCCAATCAGTATGCCCGTGATGTCGTGCGCGGAAAGATTGTGGCCTGCCAGTTTGTGATTCAGGCCTGCCAGCGCCATCTTGATGACCTGATGGCGGAAAAAAGTAAGTCGTTTCGTTACCGCTTCGACAAGGACCTGGCTGAACGGGCCGCCAAATTTATTCAGCTGTTGCCGCACACCAAGGGTGAGTGGGCATTTAAGAGGATGCCCATCACGCTGGAGCCGTGGCAGCTCTTTGTGATCTGCTGCGCGTTTGGCTGGGTCAATAAAGGCTCCCGGCTGCGCCGCTTCCGTGAGGTGTATACCGAAATCCCCCGTAAGAACGGCAAATCGGCAATCTCTGCCGGTGTCGCCCTGTATTGTTTTGCCTGTGATAACGAGTTCGGCGCGGAAGTGTATTCCGGTGCCACGACAGAGAAACAGGCATGGGAAGTCTTTCGTCCGGCAAGACTGATGTGTAAACGCACACCCATGCTGACGGAAGCGTTCGGGATTGAGGTTAACGCCTCAAACATGAACCGTCCGGAGGATGGTGCGCGTTTTGAACCGCTGATCGGTAACCCCGGTGATGGTTCATCACCCCACTGTGCGGTGGTGGATGAATATCACGAGCACGCCACAGATGCGCTTTACACCACGATGCTTACCGGGATGGGGGCGCGACGTCAGCCACTGATGTGGGCTATCACTACCGCCGGGTACAACATTGAGGGGCCGTGCTACGACAAACGGCGGGAAGTCATCGAGATGCTCAACGGCTCGGTGCCTAACGATGAACTGTTCGGGATCATCTATACCGTTGATGAAGGTGACGACTGGACCGACCCGCAGGTGCTGGAAAAAGCCAATCCAAATATTGGCGTGTCGGTTTATCGCGAATTTTTGTTAAGTCAGCAGCAGCGTGCGAAAAATAACGCCCGTCTGGCAAACGTCTTTAAAACAAAACACCTCAATATCTGGGTGTCGGCGCGTTCGGCGTATTTCAATCTGGTGAGCTGGCAGAGCTGCGAGGATAAATCACTGACCCTTGAGCAGTTCGAGGGGCAGCCGTGCATTCTGGCCTTTGACCTGGCGCGTAAGCTGGATATGAACAGCATGGCGCGACTTTATACCCGCGAGATTGACGGTAAAACGCATTACTACAGTGTGGCCCCGTGTTTCTGGGTACCGTATGACACGGTGTACAGCGTCGAGAAAAATGAAGATCGACGGACAGCCGAACGCTTTCAGAAATGGGTGGAAATGGGCGTTCTGACCGTTACCGATGGTGCGGAGGTGGATTATCGCTACATCCTCGAAGAGGCCAAAGCGGCGAACAAAATCAGCCCGGTCAGCGAGTCACCCATCGACCCCTTCGGGGCGACCGGGCTCTCACATGACCTTGCTGATGAAGACCTGAACCCCATCACTATCATTCAGAACTACACCAACATGTCCGACCCGATGAAAGAGCTGGAAGCGGCAATTGAATCGGGGCGCTTTCATCATGATGGCAATCCCATCATGACCTGGTGTATCGGCAACGTGGTCGGCAAAACCATTCCGGGTAACGATGATGTGGTGAAGCCCGTCAAAGAGCAGGCGGAAAACAAAATCGATGGTGCAGTGGCGCTGATTATGGCGGTTGGCAGAGCCATGCTGTACGAGAAAGAAGACACGCTGTCTGACCACATTGAGTCCTATGGGATCCGCTCGCTTTAACTGAGGTAATTATGATCATGCTGATTCTCGCGCCTATGGTGGGCGTGCTGGGGGCGCTTTTGCTGGCGTATGGTGCCTGGCTGATTTATCCCCCGGCGGGGTTTGTTGTTGCCGGGGCGTTGTGCCTGTTCTGGTCGTGGCTGGTGGCGCGATATCTCGACCGTACACAGCCGTCTGTCGGCGGAGGTAAATAGTGTTCTTTTCGGGATTATTTCAACGAAAAAGTGACGCACCGGTGACTACGCCAGCAGAGCTGGCGGATGCTATCGGGCTGTCATATGACACCTATACCGGAAAGCAGATCAGCAGCCAGCGGGCCATGCGACTGACGGCGGTTTTTTCCTGCGTCAGGGTGCTGGCAGAGTCGGTCGGGATGTTGCCCTGCAATCTGTATCACCTGAACGGCAGCCTGAAACAGAGAGCCACTGGTGAACGTCTGCATAAGCTGATCTCCACGCATCCCAATGGCTATATGACGCCGCAGGAGTTCTGGGAGCTGGTGGTCACCTGTCTGTGCCTGAGGGGAAACTTTTACGCCTACAAAGTGAAAGCATTTGGCGAAGTGGCTGAACTGCTGCCCGTCGATCCCGGCTGTGTGGTACCGAAGCTTAACAGTAGCTGGGAGCCGATCTATCAGGTCACATTCCCGGATGGCTCCACGGATGTACTGAGCCAGGAGGATATCTGGCATGTGCGCACGCTGACGCTGGACGGACTGGTGGGGCTGAATCCCATCGCCTATGCCCGCGAGGCAATATCGCTGGCGGCAGCGACCGAAGAACACGGGGCCAGACTGTTCAGCAATGGCGCGGTGACGTCGGGTGTGTTGCGTACAGAGCAGACGCTGTCAGATCAGGCTTATGAGCGCCTGAAGAAAGATTTTGAGGAGCGTCACACCGGGCTTGGCAATGCTCACCGCCCGATGATCCTTGAGATGGGGCTGGACTGGAAGTCGATGGCGCTGAACGCCGAGGACAGCCAGTTCCTGGAAACCCGCAAGTTTCAGCTTGAAGAAATCTGTCGTCTGTTCCGGGTGCCGTTGCACATGGTGCAGAACACCGATCGCGCCACCTTCAACAATATCGAAGAGCTGGGGCTGGGATTTATCAACTATTCACTGGTGCCGTATCTGACCCGCATCGAACAGCGGATCAACACCGGACTGGTACGAAAAAGTAAGCAGGGCGTTTATTACGCCAAATTTAACGCCGGGGCGTTACTGCGCGGGGATATGAAGTCCCGTTTTGAAGCCTACGCCACCGGGATCAACTGGGGAATTTACTCTCCCAATGACTGCCGCGACCTGGAAGATATGAATCCGCGTCCCGGTGGTGATGTCTATCTCACACCGATGAACATGACCACGAAACCCTCCGATGGCAGTAAAGCCGGTAAGCAGAAGGATAACGCCAATGCAGACGAAACAACGTCTTGATGTACCGCTGAGTCTGAAATCTGTCAGTGACTCCGGTGAGTTTGAAGGGTATGGCTCCGTCTTTGGTGTAAAGGACAGTCACGATGATGTGGTGATGTCCGGGGCATTTGCTGCTTCCCTGCGGGCGTGGAGTGACAGAAAAGCGTTACCTGCGCTGCTCTGGCAGCACCGCATGGATGAGCCCATCGGTGTTTACACCGAAATGAAGGAAGACGATGTCGGGCTTTACGTCAGGGGGCGGTTGCTCATTGATGATGATCCCCTGGCAAAACGCGCACATGCACACATGAAGGCCGGTTCGTTAACCGGCCTTTCTATTGGGTACGTCCTGAAGGACTGGGAATACGACCGGACGAAAGAAGCCTTTCTGCTGAAAGAAATCGACCTCTGGGAAGTCAGTCTGGTGACGTTTCCGTCTAACGACGAGGCGCGGATCAGCGACGTCAAGAACGCGCTGGCCCGCGGGGAAATCCCCGAACAGAAAAAAATCGAAAGAGTCCTGCGTGATGTCGGACTCTCCCGTACCCAGGCCAAAGCATTCATGGCCGGGGGCTATGGCGCACTGTCCCTGCGCGACGCTGAGGATGTGGGCTCTGCACTGAATGCACTGAAAAATCTGAACTTCTAATCAGGAGAAATACGATGGCGGTAGATATTAAAGATGTCGAACAGGTCGCGCAGGAGCTGCAGCAGAAGTTTGACGACTTCAAAGCAAAGAACGACAAGCGCGTGGATGCGATTGAGCAGGAAAAAGGCAAGCTTGCCGGGCAGGTGGAAACCCTGAACGGAAAACTCAGCGAGCTGGAAAATCTCAAAAGCGACCTTGAAAAAGAGCTGCTTGAGCTGAAACGTCCGGCAGGTGGTGCGCAAAATAAACTGGCCACCGAGCATAAAGAAGCGTTTGTGGGCTTCCTGCGTAAAGGCCGTGAAGATGGTCTGCGCGATCTGGAGCGCAAGGCATTACAGGTGGGCACCGATGAAGACGGTGGCTATGCCGTGCCGGAAGCGCTGGATCGCAACATTCTGACCCTGCTGAAAGATGAAGTGGTGATGCGTCAGGAAGCCACGGTGATCACCGTTGGCGGTTCCGACTACAAAAAACTGGTGAATCTGGGCGGTACGGCTTCCGGATGGGTGGGGGAAACGGATACGCGATCCCAGACTGCCACCTCCAGACTGGAGCTGATTGAACCTCTCATGGGGGAAATCTACGGCAACCCGCAGGCTACCCAGAAAATGCTGGACGATGCCTTCTTCAACGTGGAGGCCTGGATCAACAGCGAGCTGGCAACCGAATTTGCCGAACAGGAAGAAATTGCCTTTACCTCAGGCGATGGCACCAAGAAGCCGAAAGGGTTCCTGGCGTATGAATCCACTGATGAAACCGATAAGGTCCGGGCGTTCGGCAAACTTCAGCATATTGTATCCGGCGAAGCGACTGCGGTGACCGCAGACGCCATTATCAAACTGATTTACACGCTGCGTAAGGCACACCGCACTGGCGCGAAGTTCATGATGAACAACAACAGCCTGTTTGCCATCCGTCTGCTGAAAGACAGCGAGGGTAACTATCTGTGGCGTCCGGGGCTGGAGCTGGGGCAGCCGTCCTCTCTGGCGGGTTACGGTATCGCTGAAAACGAACAGATGCCGGATATCGCCGCTGATGCGAAAGCCATTGCATTTGGTAACTTCAAACGGGGTTACACCATCGTTGACCGTATCGGCACCCGCATTCTGCGTGACCCGTACACCAATAAACCGTTTGTCGGTTTTTATACCACCAAGCGCACCGGCGGGATGCTGGTCGATTCGCAGGCCATCAAACTGCTGAAGATTGCAGCGGCGTAATCACTCAGGGGCGCGGAACCGCGCCCCCTGTTCTGACGGGTGAAGAATCATGATCCTGAAACAAGATCTGAAATGGTCACCGGACGGTATGCGTGTTGAGGTCATTCAGGCCGGTGAGTATGACGACGGGGCGCTTCCTGCCCGGGTGCAGGAGATTGCACTTCAGGCCGGGTTAGCAGAGCGCGGAATCAGTGCAAAAAGCAGTAAAGCGGCAAAAGAGAAAAAAGCCACGACCAGTAAAGAGGGCTGAGTATGCTTCTGACAATGGAAGAGATTAAAGCCCAACTCCGGCTGGATGAGGATTTCGATACTGATGACCGCCATCTGCAACTGCTGGCATGTGCGGCACAAAAGCGGACGGAAACGTATCTGAACCGGAAGCTCTATGCACCGGATGAAACCATTCCGGACAGCGATCCGGACGGGCTGCACCTGCCGGATGATATTCGTCTGGGGATGCTGATGCTTATCAGCCATTTTTACGAAAACCGCTCGTCGGTTACGGAAGTGGAGAAACTCGACATGCCGCAGAGTTTTGGCTGGCTTGTCGGCCCGTACAGGTACTTTCCGCAATGAAAATTCGTCAGGCGCAGACCAGCGCAACCTACATTCTGCCGGACCCCGGTGAACTGAATAAACGCGTCCTGATCCGCCTGCGGGTGGATATGCCCGCGGATAACTTTGGCGTGGAGCCTCAATACCCGGTTACGTTCCGGACATGGGCGAAGGTTATCCAGACCAGTGCCACCACCTGGCAGGAAACCGCGCAGACCGGGGACGCCATCACCCATTACATCACCATTCGTTACCGCCGGGGGATCACCGCTGATTATGAGGTGGTCTGCGGTGACAGTGTGTACCGGGTGAAACGTCAGCGCGATCTGAACGGGGCGCGGCGCTTTCTGCTGCTGGAGTGTACGGAGCTGGGCGAATGTAGGCAGAGTCACGGAGGCAACAATGACGACTTCCTTTTTGCACGTTGATTTTCAGCAGCCCGCGGAGATGCGCTTTAACCGCGCCCGTGTCCGGCGGGCGTTTGTCACGATTGGTCAGCGTCATATGCGTGATGCCCGTCGGCTGGTGATGCGCCGTGCGCGGTCGGCACCGGGTGAAAACCCCGGTTATCAGACCGGACGCCTGGCTCGTTCGATTGGTTACATGGTGCCGAGAGCCAGTAAAAAGCGAGCCGGTTTTATGACACGCATTGCCCCTAACCAGCGCAACGGGAAGGGGAACCGGATGATCTCTGGTGACTTCTATCCGGCGTTTCTGTTTTTTGGTGTCCGGGGAGGAGCAAAACGTCGTCGTAGTCATCATCGTGGTGCATCCGGTGGCAGCGGCTGGCGACTGGCTCCACGTAATAACTTCATGGTGGAAACGCTTGAAAAGAACCGCAGCTGGACACGCTATTTTCTGGCGCGGGAATTGCGTAAATCACTGAAGCCGGAGCGACGACACAGATGAAACTGACGCCTGTTATTGCTGCACTGCGTGCCCGCTGTCCGTATTTTGAAAACCGGGTGGCAGGCGCGGCCCAGTTCAAAAATCTGCCGGAGGTCGGAAAGCTGAGACTCCCGGCGGCGTATGTGGTACCGGGTGATGACTCTCCGGGAGAAAACAAAAGCCAGACCGACTACTGGCAGGAGCTGAAAGAGGGCTTCTCCGTGGTTGTCATACTGAGTAACGGGCGTGATGAGCGCGGTCAGTTTGCCTCGTATGATGTGGTGGACGATGTCCGGCAGATGCTCTTTAAGGCTCTGCTGGGCTGGAACCCGGAGGCGTGCGGTAACCCGATTACCTATGACGGCGGCACGCTGCTGGATCTGAATCGTCATGAGCTGATTTATCAGTTCGATTTTTCGGTCATCAGCGAGCTGACTGAAGACGATACCCGCCAGCAGGATGATCTGAACAGTCTGGATGAACTGCAAACGCTGGCGATTGATGTTGATTATCTCGAGCCCGGTAACGGGCCTGACGGCGATATCGAACATCACACCGAAATAACCCTTCCTTCCTGAGGATCCTCATGTTTGTCAAACCTGTTAAAGGGCGGTCAGTTCCTGATCCTGCCCGCGGCGACCTTTTGCCCGCCGAAGGGCGAAATGTTGACGAGAACAACTACTGGCTGCGCCGTGAAGCAGCGGGTGATATCCGGCGCGTGAATAAAAAGGTGAATACCGATGACGATAAGCTTTAACACCATTCCGTCGAATACGCTGGTTCCGTTGTTTTATGCGGAAATGGATAACCAGGCGGCGAATACTGCACAGGACAGCGGAGCATCGCTGCTGATTGGTCATGCCAATCACGGTGCAGAGATTGTTGCCAACAGTCTGGTACTGATGCCGTCGGCAGACTATGCACGCCAGATTTGTGGTGCGGGAAGTCAGCTGGCGCGTATGGTCGAGGCTTATCGCCAGACTGACCCGTTTGGCGAGCTGTATGTGATTGCCGTTCCTGAATCCACAGGCGCGGCGGCAACGGTTACGCTGACGGTGACCGGGGCGGCAACCGAAACCGGCACGGTGAATGTGTATGTGGGACGTACCCGCGTGCAGGCACCGGTGACTAACGGCGATAACGTCACGATGATTGCCAGCAGTATCCAGGATGCCATCAATGCCGTTCCGGCCCTGCCGTTTACGGCTTCATCTTCGGCAGGCGTGGTTACACTGACCGCGCGTCATAAGGGGCTTTGCGGGAATGAAATTCCTGTCAGCCTCAATTACTACGGCTTTGGTGGGGGCGAAGTGCTGCCAGCGGGCGTACAGATTGCCGTGGCGACGGGTACCGCCGGAACGGGTGCTCCGGTTCTCACCGGCGCGGTGGCTGCAATGGCGGATGAGCCGTTTGATTATATCGGCCTGCCGTTCAACGACACGGCCTCCGTTAACACGCTGGTGACCGAGATGAACGATACCAGCGGTCGCTGGAGCTATGCGCGTCAGCTGTATGGTCATGTGTATACGGCAAAGATCGGCACGCTGTCAGAACTGGTGACCGCAGGTGACCAGTTTAACCAGCAGCACATTACCCTGGCGGGGTACGAAAAAGACACCCAGACGCCTGCCGACGAGCTGGCGGCAAGCCGTACCGCCCGCGCAGCGGTGTTTATCCGCAACGATCCGGCACGTCCCACGCAGACCGGTGAGCTGGTGGGTATGCTGCCTGCGCCGAAGGGGAAACGGTTCACGATGACCGAACAACAGACCCTGCTGTCTCATGGCGTGGCAACGGCGTATGTCGAAAGCGGGGTACTGCGCATTCAGCGTGATGTCACCACGTACAGGAAAAACGCTTACGGGGTTGCGGATAACAGCTACCTCGACAGCGAGACGCTGCATACCAGTGCGTATGTACTGCGCAAACTGAAATCCGTCATTACCAGTAAGTACGGGCGTCACAAGCTTGCCAGCGACGGTATCCGCTTTGGTCCCGGTCAGGCGATTGTCACCCCGGCGGTGATCAAAGGGGAACTGCTGGCAACCTACCGTCAGCTTGAGCGTGCGGGGATCGTGGAAAACTACGAACTGTTTAAGCAGTACCTGGTTGTGGAGCGTGATGCCAGCGATCCGAACCGCCTGAACACGCTGTTCCCGCCTGACTATGTTAACCAGTTGCGTGTCTTTGCCGTGGTTAACCAGTTCCGTCTTCAGTATTCAGAGGAGTCTGCATAATGGCCCGTATCGGGGGAACCTGTTATTTCAAAATTGACGGTCAGCAGCTATCGCTGACCGGCGGCATTGAGGTGCCCATGAACAGGACGGTCAATGATGACATCATCGGCCTGGACGGTTCAGTGGACCGCAAGGAAACTCACCGTGCGCCTTATGTTAAAGGGACCTTCAAGGTGCCGAAGAATTTTCCGGTGAGCAAAATCACCTCGTCTGATGAGATGACCATCACTGCCGAGCTGGCGAACGGTCAGGTCTATGTACTGTCGTCTGCCTGGCTGCACGGCGAAGCGAACCATAATGCCGAAGAAGGGACGGTTGATCTTGAGTTCCACGGTGAAGAAGGGGATTACCAGTAATGAAAGAGCTTGAGTTAAAGAAACCGATTACCGCTCATGGCGAGACACTCTCCGTACTGGAGTTTGATGAGCCCACCGGGAGAGATGTCCGCGAGCTGGGGTATCCCTACCAGATGAATCAGGATGAGTCCGTCAGACTTCTGGCGCATGTGGTATCGAAATACATTGTGCGGCTGGCGAAAGTGCCGCAAAACTCTGTCGACCAGATGTCTCCGGCAGACCTGAATGCTGCGGCGTGGCTTGTGGCTGGTTTTTTCCTCCAGGCCTGACGGCTGAATACCTCACTGATCGCTTCTTTGACTGCGCCAGCTACTGGCGCATTAATCCCTTCGAATTGCTGAATATGCCGATCAGTGAAATTCCCTTGCTGGTCAGTCAGGCAAACAGGATAGAGCAGGAGAAACGCACACATGGCTGAATTTGAGCTTAAGGCGTTGATCACCGGTGTCGACAGACTTTCTCCCGCGCTGTCGAAAATGCAAAAGAAAATCCGGGGATTTAAACGCCAGGCGGAAGAAGCATCACAGGGTGGGCTGGCGCTTGGTGGCGGACTGGCAGCGGGTCTGACGCTTTCCCTGAAATCTTATGCCGATCAGGAAAACGCCGCCACCGGGCTGAAAGTCGCCATGATGGATGCGAACGGCGAGGTCGGAAAGAGCTTTCAGGACATCAATAAACTGGCTATTGGCCTGGGTAACCAGCTACCCGGTACAACGGCTGATTTCCAGAACATGATGCAGATGCTGGTGCGTCAGGGGATCCCGGCAGAAAACATTCTTGGTGGTGTGGGTAAAGCGACAGCTTATCTTGCGGTACAACTGAAAAAAACACCGGAAGCGGCTGCTGAGTTTGCTGCAAAGATGCAGGATGCTACCGGAACGGCGTCAGAAGACATGATGGGGCTGTTCGACACTATCCAGAAGGCGTTTTATCTGGGCGTTGACGATACCAACATGTTGTCCTTCTTCACTAAAACCAGTTCTGTTCTGAAGATGGTGAACAAGGACGGTCTTCAGGCTGCACAGAGCCTTGCCCCTATCAGCGTCATGATGGATCAGATGGGGATGAACGGGGAGTCGGCAGGTAATGCCCTGCGAAAAGTTATCCAGTCCGGATTAAGCGTTAAGAAAATCAGGGACGTCAATAAAGTCATGGCCCGCCAGAAACTCGGAGTGCAGCTCGATTTTACTGACGGCAAAGGGAGTTTTGGCGGTCTTGATAACATGTTCAGGCAACTGGCAAAGCTGCGAAAACTGACCGACGTTAAGCGAACAGGTGTACTTAAGGCAATATTTGGTGATGATGCCGAAACCCTTCAGGTGGTCAATGCACTAATCGATAAAGGAAAGGATGGCTACGATCAGATCCAGCAGAAGATGAATAAACAGGCCAGCCTGAATAAACGTGTTCAGGCCCAGCTTGGTACGCTGTCCAACCTGTGGGAGGCAATGACGGGGACCGCAACTAACGGCCTTGCGGCTATTGGCGGCGCATTTTCTGGTGACGCCAAAAATATCACGCAATGGCTGGGGGAGTTAGGGGAAAAATTCACGAAGTTTGCGGATGAAAATCCCCGGGTTATTCGCGGCGTCGTCGGGCTTGCTGCCGGTCTTGCGATTCTGAAACTGGGATTGATGGGCGTTGGCGGTGCCATCAGTATTGTCAGCAGGATCATGTCGATGACGCCGATTGGAATGATTGCGACGGCGATAGCCCTGGCTGCGGGATTAATTATCACTAACTGGGATGTTGTCGGACCTTATTTCAAGAAGCTCTGGGAAACCATTGGTCCTTATTTTGAGGCTGGCTGGGAACTTCTGAAGAAGGTTTTTGCCTGGTCGCCGCTGGGGATGGTAATCAATAACTGGGGACCGGTTGTTAAGTGGTTTCAGGATATGTGGGACAAGCTGAAGCCAATTATTGAGTGGTTTACCGACAGTTCCGGTGACACGGTCGATGCCATTAACTCTGCGCAGTGGGGCGCGGGTGCTTATGATGCTTATGGGACGGGAATACCGGCACGGGGATACACACCTTATCAGGCGGTAGATCCGGCTCAGTCAAACAACGCCTCCGATGCCACAGGCCCGAATCCCTTCATGATTAACAAAGCTTCTGCGCCAAAAGTTGATGGTGAGATCAAGGTCTCTTTTGTGAATTCGCCTCCGGGTATGCGGGTTATGGAAACGCGATCCAGCGGTTTTGATGTCAGCCATGATGTTGGCTATACGCGCTTTGGCAGGTAATGAAAAATTAATCTGTTAATGAGTCCCACTCCGGTGGGATTTTTTATGTACGGAGTTTATATGACGTGGAAAGACAGACTTCAGGACGCGTCATTTCGCGGTGTGCCGTTTAAGGTTGAAGAAGAAAGTGCGGGAACCGGTCGTCGTGTGGAAACGCACGAATACCCGAACCGCGACAAACCCTATACCGAAGACCTGGGGAAAATCACTTTCCGCCCGTCCATCACAGCTTATGTGGTGGGAGATGACTGCTTTGACCAGCGCGATCGCCTGATTGACGCGCTGAATAAACCCGGTCCTGGCACGCTTGTCCATCCGACTTACGGTGAGCTGAAAGTCTGTGTTGACGGGGAAGTTAGGGTCAGCACATCGAAGAGTGAAGGGCGTATTGTCCGCTTTGACCTGAAGTTTGTCGAAGCGGGAGAACTCTCTTACCCCACTTCAGGTGCGGCGACGGCGCAGACGCTGATGTCATCCTGTTCTGCACTGGATGACTGCATCAGTGATAGCTTCAGTGGTTTCAGTATCGATGGTGTGGCAGATTTTGTGCAGAACGACGTCGTCGGTAATGCCAGCACAATGCTTGGGTATGTTTCTGATGCGATGAAAGTGGTGGATTCTGCCGTATCGGATGCCGCCAGGCTGTTGCAGGGGGATATCTCGGTACTTCTGCCGCCGCCATCGTCAGGCAAAAATTTCGTTGAGCAGGTGCAGAAAATGTGGCGTACCGGGAAACGCCTTTATGGTAACGCCAGCGACCTGGTCACCATGATCAAAACGCTTTCCGGTGTCAGCCTCGGCAGCGATCTGCAACCGCGCGGCGTCTGGAAAACGGACAGTAAAACCACCGCCACGGCGACGCAGCAGCGTAACGTGGTTGCCAGCACCCTTCGTACGACCGCAATCAGCGAAGCGGCGTATGCCGTCACACGATTGCCTGCGCCCACAACTTCCGCGGTGATGCAGAATGCCACAGTGGGGCAGTCAACAACACCCGCGCAGAGCACCGGCTGGCCTTCTGTCACGCATCCGGCACTGAACAATGCACCGGCGGTGAAAAACACGGTTGACCTGCCAACGTGGGAAGAACTGACCGACATTCGCGACACACTGAATACGGCAATTGATAAGGAGTTGTCCCGTACAACCAGTGATGCGCTGTTTCTGGCGCTGCGCCGGGTGAAAGCAGATCTGAATGCGGATATCAACACGCGCCTTGAACAGTCTGCACGGATCATTCAGCGCACGCCGGATGAGGTTTTACCCGCGCTGGTGCTGGCGGCGACCTGGTTTGATAACGCGGCGCGTGACTCGGACATTATCCGGCGTAATGCCATTACGCATCCCGGCTTTGTGCCGGTGATCCCTCTGAAGGTGCCAGTGCAATGAACGACAATGTCACGCTACGGGTAAATGGCCGGGAGTGGAATGGCTGGACATCGGTGCGCATCGGTGCCGGTATTGAACGGCTGGCGCGGGATTTCAGTGTGGAGATCACTCGCCAGTGGCCGGGAGATGAGGGTATCACCATGCTTCAGCCGCGCATTAAAAACGGTTCAAAAGTGGAAGTGCTGATTGGTGATGAGCTGGTGATCACCGGCTGGGTGGAGGCGACTCCCGTTCGTTACGATGCCCGTTCGGTCAGCACCGGTATTGCCGGACGTAGTCTGACGGCTGACCTGATTGACTGTGCAGCCGAACCGACACAGTTTAACGGACGCTCGCTGGTGCAGATTGCGCAGGCGCTTGCTGCGCCTTTCGGCATTGAGGTGGTGAACAGCGGTGCGCCGTCGGGTGTTATTCCTGATGTTCAGCCTGATCACGGTGAAACGGTGATTGAGGTAATCAACAAAATACTCGGTCAGCAGCAGGCGCTGGCTTACGACGACCCGCACGGCAGGCTGGTGATTGGCGGTATTGGCTCAACGCGGGCACATACCGCGCTGGTACTTGGGGAAAACATCCTTTCCTGTGATACGGAGAAGAGTATCCGGGAGCGGTTTTCTGTTTACCAGGTGGCGGGGCAGCGTGCCGGAAACGACGATGATTTCGGTGAGGCCACCACCACCGCGCTGCGGGCCCGCACAGAGGACGCATTTATTGCCCGTTACCGTCCGATGTATATCAGGCAGACAGGGCAGGCCACGGGGGCAGGTTGTATTGCGCGTGCTGACTTTGAAGCCCGACAACGGGCGGCGCGGACGGATGAAACCACCTATGTGGTGCAGGGCTGGCGACAGGGTAACGGTACGCTGTGGCAGCCCAACCAGCGGGTGATTGTCTTCGATCCGGTCTGTGGTTTCGACAATACCGAACTGCTTGTCTCGGAAGTCACGTTTACTCAGGACCAGAACGGCACCCTGACGGAAATCCGTGTCGGCCCACCTGATGCTTATCTGCCTGAACCCGAAGCCCCCGGCGCGCGGAAAAAGAAAAAAGCCAGAGTACAGGAGGACCCGTTCTGATGAGGACGATTGAAGCCATGCAGCGACAACTTCTCGGCCTGATTGGGCGGGCAGTGGTGAAAAGCATCAGTGCCGCCACGAAATGTCAGACCGTGGATGTGTCCCTGATTGCCGGTGAACCCAAAGCCGGGGTTGAACATCTTGAACCCTACGGTTTTACCGCAAGGGCAAACAGCGGTGCGGAAGCGGTGGTGTTGTTTCCGGATGGCGACCGTTCTCATGCGGTGGTTGTTACGGTGTCGGACCGGCGCTACCGCCTGAAAGGGCTGCTGACGGGTGAGGTGGCTGTCTATGACGATCAGGGGCAGTCTGTGACGCTGACCCGGGAGGGGATCGTGGTGGACGGTGCAGGTAAAACGATCACGTTTCGCAATGCGCCCAGAGCACGTTTTGAAATGGACCTGGAAGTGACCGGACAGGTGAAAGACCTGTGCGACTCCGGCGGTACCACCATGTCAGCGATGCGGCTTGCCTATAACGGGCATCGTCACAGAGAGAACGGTCAGGGCAGTAACACCGACAAACCTGATAAAGCGATGGAGGCATGATGGAACTGTGGCTGACGGTGAACGGTAAACGCACCTGCACCAGCGCACAGCTGGATCCGCTGACCCGCGCCGTGGTGATTTCCCTGTTTACCTGGCGGCGGGCGGAGCCTGATGACAACGCCGATGTCCCGATGGGATGGTGGGGGGATACCTGGCCTGCGGTACAGAATGACCGTTACGGCTCCCGACTGTGGCTGCTTCAGCGCAGCAAACTGACCAATCAGCAGGTGCAGACGGTAAGGGGGTATATCCGCGAATGCCTGCAATGGATGATTGATGACGGCGTGGTGTCCCGTATTGATCTGGATATCCGCCGCACCGGGATTAATGAACTGGGTAACAGTATCACTCTCTGGCGTCGTGACGGACCGGTAATGATTTCTTTTGATGATCTGTGGAGTGCGATAACGCATGGCGGACAGTGAATTTCAGCGCCCGACGCTGGCAGAAAATATCAGTATGCTCCGTAACGATTTATTCGCCAGGCTGGACGTCAGCGACACGCTCCGGCGCATGGATGAAGACGTGCGGGCAAAGGTGTATGCGGCGGCGCTGCATACGGTTTACGGTTACATCGATTATCTGGCAATGAACATGCTGCCTGACCTGTGCGATGAGTCCTGGCTGGCGCGACATGCTGCGATGAAACGGTGTCCGCGCAAGGGGGCCACGGCTGCCAGCGGGTATATGCGCTTGGAAGGTGTCAGCGATGGCCTGAAGGTGACCGCCGGGAGTGTTATTCAGCGCGATGACCTGGTGCAGTACACGGCAACTGCCGATGCAACCAGCTCCGGTGGTGTCCTGCGCGTGCCGATCGCCTGCTCAAGTGCAGGAGCGGTCGGTAACGCTGACGACGGTACGTCATTAATCCTGGTCACGCCGGTGAATGGTCTGCCGTCTTCCGGCGTGGCAGACACTCTGACAGGTGGATTTGATACTGAAGAGCTGGAAACGTGGCGCGCCCGCGTCATTGAGCGGTATTACTGGACGCCTCAGGGCGGGGCTGACGGGGACTATGTCGTCTGGGCTAAAGAAGTGCCCGGCATTACCCGCGCATGGACATACCGTCACTGGATGGGAACGGGAACTGTCGGTGTGATGATTGCCAGCAGTGACCTGATTAATCCCATTCCGGAAGAATCAACGGAAACGGCAGCAAGACAACATATCGGGCCACTGGCCCCGGTGGCAGGCTCTGATTTGTATGTATTCAGGCCGGTGGCACATACGGTGGATTTTCATATCCGCGTGACGCCGGACACACCAGAAATACGGGCTGCCATTACCGCGGAGTTGCGTTCGTTCCTGCTGCGTGATGGTTATCCGCAGGGAGAACTGAAGGTGTCACGTATCAGTGAAGCGATTTCCGGTGCGAACGGGGAATACAGCCATCAGTTGCTTGCACCGGCGGACAATATCTCCATTGCAAAAAATGAACTGGCGGTACTGGGGACGATTTCATGGACGTGACAAACGATGATTACATCCGTCTGTTGTCGGCACTGTTGCCACCCGGTCCGGCGTGGTCAGCCAGAGATCCGGCGATTGCCGGTGCGGCACCGTCATTAACTCGCGTTCATCAGCGTGCGGATGCCCTGATGCGGGAGCTGGATCCGCGCACCACCACCGAACTGATAAATCGCTGGGAGCGTCTGTGCGGCCTGCCGGATGAATGTATTCCCGCAGGGACACAGACCCTTCGCCAGCGTCAGCAACGGCTGGATGCGAAGGTTAACCTGGCGGGCGGCATCAACGAGAATTTTTATCTTGCACAGCTTGCTGCCCTGGGCAGACCAGACGCCACCATCACGCGATACGACAAAAGCACGTTCACCTGCTCATCGGCCTGTACTGACGCGGTGAATGCGCCGGAATGGCGGTATTACTGGCAGGTCAACATGCCAGCCGCCACAAACACCACCTGGATGACATGTGGCGATCCCTGTGATTCCGCGCTGCGTATCTGGGGCGACACCGTTGTCGAATGTGTGCTTAACAAACTCTGCCCGTCGCATACCTACGTAATTTTTAAATATCCGGAGTAATCCATGCATCGTATAGACACGAAAACCGCGCAGAAGGATAAGTTCGGCGCGGGTAAGAACGGTTTTACCCGTGGTAACCCCCAGACTGGCACACCTGCCACCGATCTGGATGATGACTACTTTGATATGTTGCAGGAAGAACTCTGCAGCGTGGTGGAGGCATCCGGTGCCAGCCTGGAGAAGGGGCGAAACGACCAGTTGCTTACCGCGCTTCGTGCTCTGCTGTTAAGCCGCAAGAATCCGTTTGGTGATATCAAATCGGATGGCACGGTGAAAACGGCTCTCGAAAACCTTGGTTTGGGAGAAGGCTCTGCATTACCTGTTGGTGTCCCTGTTCCGTGGCCTTCAGCCACTCCGCCAACAGGCTGGCTAAAATGCAATGGTGCGGCTTTTTCTGCTGAAGAATACCCGGAACTGGCAAAGGCTTACCCGACAAATAAATTACCTGATTTACGTGGTGAGTTTATTCGTGGCTGGGATGACGGAAGAGGAATTGATACTAACCGTAGCTTGCTTTCATCACAGGGCGATGCCATTCGAAATATAATTGGTGCATTAGTAGATGTCAGGTTTAATACCTATCCTTCTGATTCTGGCGTTTTTACAACCAGCGTCATCGGAGATGCTTCATCTGATTCAATTAAAGGTGGTTATGCAAAGCGAGTAACATTTGATGCTTCCAGAGTTGTTCCAACTGCAAACGAAAACCGTCCTCGAAACATTGCCTTTAATTATATCGTGAGGGCTGCATAATGGATTACGCTGTATTAAATAACGAATTTATCGCCACCCAAGCAGGAAATATTACGGTTTATAACTATGATGGTGAAACACGGGAATATATTTTTACATCAACTGAATATCTTGCTGTGGGTGTCGGCATTCCGGCATGTTCCTGTTTAGATGCTCCCGGCTCATACAAAACTGGTTATGCAATCTGCCGTTCTGCAGATTTTAACTCATGGGAATATGTGCCAGACCATCGTGGTGAAATCGTCTTTAGCACAGAAACAGGAGAATCAAAAGAAATCAAAGCTCCGGGTGATTACCCTGAAAATACAACCACTATCGCCCCTTTATCTCCATACGATAAATGGGATGGTGAGAAATGGGTGACCGATACTGAGGCACAGCATAGCGCCGCAGTAGACGCGGCAGAAGCACAGCGCCAGTCACTGATTGATGCTGCAATGGCTTCCATCAGTCTGATTCAGCTGAAATTACAGGCCGGACGGAAACTGACGCAGGCAGAAACAACCCAGCTTAACGCTGTGCTGGATTACATTGACGCGGTGACGGCAACAGATACGAGCACCGCGCCGGATGTCATCTGGCCTGAACTGCCGGAGGCGTAGGCCATTCAATATCTGGAGCACTGGAGGGATCAACCAGTTCCAGTGCGTCCAGATAATCAAGCCATAAATTATATTGCTCCAGCTCGTTACCTTTCAGACGACCAATAGCAGCTTTGCCAGGCCACTGATGGGTATTGATGTAGGTATTGGCTTCTGAAACCAAAGATATTTTTTTCATTTCAGCCATCAACACCTCATCCTCTTTTGAAGGCGGTGGGGAATTAATCCATATTGGCCGTCCTGAACTGTCAGCGCCAATTTCTTTCCCTTCTGGATGCAGCCCAAGAAATTGCTCATATGTTTCTCGGGTAATTTCAATAACATCATCTGGAAGCGTTCCCGCATCCTCATATTCTGGAAACAATTCTTGTAGATAAAAACTTTTACTTCCGGGTGAAAAGAATACTGAGTTCATTATTACCGTCCAATGATTAACGCTGAGACGCTGGTATCTGAAGGAAATGCTGCATTCAGTGGTTTGTCGACTTTGAATACAATCGTATTATTCCCCCGGACAGCGGCAAAAGAACAAACCGCCGTCGCGTATGAACCTGTAATATTACTGGATACACCACCATAGGCTGTTGTTGATACCAGAGGGATAACGCCCAGCACCTTATTAGGAAATACAAAGGGCAATGTGGCTGTGGCAATATAAGACTTATTAGAACCTGTGATGGCATAAGCATTATCAGTCATTCCATTCATCGCCACTGGGCCGCTTATACTTACAGTAACCATCTGAATGATTAGCCCGTCAGGTTGACGAATCACAAAATTTCCATTGCCACCAGTAACCGTCCAGAAAGACATATCAGGGATTTGGTTTTCCCCGTTGCCCACATTCCGTTTTGCCGCTTCTCCCAAACCAACCTTTCAAATATTTTTCTGAATCAGGTGATATTTCGCCTCTTCTCCTGTTTTTACAACAGGAGAAGCACTCATGATTTACGGGTATGTTCGTGTATCAACAAATCATCAGGATACAGAGTTGCAACGTCTTGCACTTGAGTCAGCTGGCTGTGAGCGAATTTATGAAGAATATGCCAGTGGCAGAACAGCTAATCGCCCTGTGTTAAAGGAATTAATTTCGGTGATGAAAAGTGGAGATGAGTTGATTGTCTGGAAGCTAGATCGGATAGGGAGAAATGTGCTACATGCGCTATTGATGTTTCAAAATCTGCACGAAAAAGGCGTTAATTTTCGGAGTATTACAGATGGTGTAGACCTGAAAACAGCAAGTGGTCGCTATAATTTCCGTAATATTCTTTCTGCTGCGCAGTATGAATCTGATTTGAATAGCGAGCGAACTTTAGCTGGTTTGGCTATTGCCAGATCCAAAGGCCGGATTGGTGGGCGTAGACCGAAGTTTAGCGACGAGCAGTGGCAACAGATGGGAGCGCTCATAGCGGCAGGGAAATCACGGCGTTATGTTGCACGTATCTATAACGTTGGGCTATCAACCCTATATAAACGATTTCCTGTTACTGGCATTCAAACGAAATAATTTAAAAGCAATTTAAAGAGTTATTTGTCTAATGTTGGAAGCCGCAGCCACGTCGTATGCAAGAACGTGCTGCGGCTGGCTGGCGAACTTTCGATAGTGCGAGTATTGAATGATTTCCAGCCGTTACCGATTTTACGTGTTAATTAGTGAACAAACCACTCGTCAGCAGATTCCCAGGTATCTTTCAGAGTCTCCTGAACAAAAGTTTTTGCAGAATCCTTATCTGCGGTGCGTGTAACAGAAAGGCCATCGTTGCTGGTGGCTTTTACGATCACCTCTACATCGTCATAACGTTTACTGATGCGTCGGGTTAATTCTTCCTTTAACGCATCCACAGCACCGGTTGGCATTTTAGTCATTTTTTCTTTGGCTATGCAGATTTCAATACGCATAAAAGTCCCTCTATACTGTGTTTGTATACAGTGTTATTTTTAACTGTATGGATAAACAGTGTCAAGAGGTCTTATTTCTGCTCCTTTGGAGCTCTTCAAAACGATTATGTAAAGATTTCGGATACAGTTCGGTATATACCTGCCATAGCACGTTTAATGAACGATGCCCTGTGACCTGGGCGACTTCCTCAATACTAAAACCAGCCTCAAATAAGCGACTTGCCCCTTCTCTACGCAAATCATGGTATCGCAGATCCTTAATACCTAATTTGCTTCTTACCCTCTGAAATCCCGCAGTAACAGAAGTGCTGTTATATGGAAAAATGAATTCCGATTTTTTGGGCTGTCGTTGGACGATATCCCAGGCTTCCCCAAGCAAGGCTACTTTCATGTGGTTGCCTTCCTTTTTGCGTGGATCTTTCCTGTCTCTTACGAGTATAGATTTTTGTTCCTGGTCGAGATCTTCCCATCGTAACCGGCATACTTCTCCGATCCGCATACAGGACCACACAGAAAATTTGAGGATATCAACGAACGGAATTTTTGAGCATTTATGAGTAGATCGTTGTTGAAGGCCTTCAATGAGCATGTCCAGTTCATCAGATGCTGGTCTACGATTACGACGGTTTGATTTACCAATCAAACCAAGTTTAAGTAGATATGGGCGAGCGCTTTTCGCCGGGTTTGATGTGTAATTAATTCCGTATACAGGTTTGGCCGCATCCAGAACACTGCCAAGATAACTAACATCGTGGCTGACTGTTGCTGGACCTGCACCAGCGTTGTTTCTTAGCCTGCAATGTTCAATTACGTCATTTTCTGTCAGTTCAGATAGTTTGATCGCGGAGATGTCACTATCCATAAGCAGTTCCAGCACATATCTTTTAGTACGGCCTGCTTTACCTCCGGCATTTGGGTCATTTAAATATTTGTGTAGTAAGTCACGGACTGTAAGTCCGTCAACTGCATTTGATGATGGAATGCCATATAGATCTAATTCCATCACTTTCTGTGTTCCCCATGTTTTGGCATGAGCATGTTTAGGGAATGTTTTGCTTTCCCTGTAAGTGATAACACCTTTTTCTTTGATAATCACATTACAGCGATAGCGTGGTGTGCCATCGGATTTTAGTCGTTTCTCTATGTTATAGTACGCCATTACACGACCTCGTTATTTCGGGTTCCCATAAAACGTGGGAACCTGTGCGGGAACCTAACGCGAGAAAAATAGCCTGAAATGTTCAAAAATGCACGATAATCATGAAACACAAAAAATTAATCAAACCAGCGTGATGCCTGAAAAAACTGGTGTTTGCTGGAATTCTCGGTTTAGCATTGCTCCTATGCTCGACTGGACGGACAGGCACTGCCGTTATTTCCTGCGTCTGCTTTCCCGCAATACGTTGCTGTATACAGAAATGGTGACCACAGGGGCGATTATTCACGGTAAAGGTGATTACCTGGCGTACAGTGAAGAAGAACATCCGGTAGCGTTGCAACTGGGCGGTAGCGATCCGGCGGCGCTGGCGCAGTGTGCGAAGCTGGCAGAAACGCGCGGATATGATGAGATCAACCTGAATGTCGGCTGCCCGTCTGACCGGGTACAGAACGGCATGTTTGGTGCGTGCCTGATGGGCAATGCGCAGCTGGTTGCCGACTGCGTGAAAGCGATGCGCGATGTCGTATCGATTCCGGTGACGGTGAAAACGCGTATTGGCATCGATGACCAGGACAGCTATGAATTTCTCTGCGATTTCATCAACACCGTTTCCGGCAAAGGCGAGTGTGAGATGTTCATCATCCACGCACGTAAAGCCTGGCTTTCTGGGTTAAGCCCGAAAGAAAACCGTGAAATCCCGCCGCTCGATTATCCGCGTGTGTATCAACTGAAGCGCGACTTTCCGCATCTGACGATGTCGATTAACGGTGGCATCAAGTCGCTGGAAGAGGCTAAAGCACATTTGCAACATATGGATGGCGTGATGGTCGGGCGCGAAGCGTATCAGAATCCAGGCATTCTGGCGGCGGTAGACCGAGAGATTTTTGGTTCCTCGGATACCGATGCCGATCCGGTAGCGGTGGTGCGTGCCATGTATCCGTATATTGAGCGTGAGCTCAGCCAGGGAACTTATCTGGGCCATATTACCCGGCATATGCTGGGGCTGTTCCAGGGTATTCCTGGCGCGCGGCAGTGGCGGCGTTATTTAAGTGAAAATGCCCATAAAGCGGGTGCTGACATTAACGTGCTGGAACACGCGCTCAAACTGGTGGCAGATAAGCGTTAACTTTTCACCAAAAAGTAGTCAAATTCACCACGCCCTGCGCATCGTCGCGGGGCGTTTTGCTGTTAAATCAATAGATTATTTTTGGCATGATTCTTGTAATGCCAGCAAGAGATTTCATATTTGGGAGAGCATCATGCTGGAACTACTTTTTGTGATTGGCTTTTTTGTCATGCTGATGGTCACCGGCGTTTCGTTGCTGGGTATTATCGCTGCGCTGGTTGTGGCGACGGCCATTATGTTCCTCGGCGGTATGCTGGCATTGATGATTAAGTTGCTGCCGTGGCTGTTATTGGCGATTGCGGTGGTGTGGGTTATTAAGACGATTAAAGCACCAAAAGTGCCGAAATATCAGCGCTATGACCGTTGGCGTTACTAA